CTCACCTGACTGATCGGGTGGCTGTGCGTGCTCGGCGTAAAGCTTGAGGGTTTTCCCGTCACCCCGGTCCAGGCCACCGCATCCGCCACTTCGGCCGCATCGACCTTCCCGTCATTGTCGCTGTCATAGGTGGCCTTCGCCATATCGCCCGCACCAAAACTGGAGATCTCCCCTTGGACAAAGGCGGTGGTGGCAATCTGCGTGTTATTCGTGCCGCCCGCCGCCGTGGGCGCTGTGGGCACCCCTGTCAGCGCAGGCGAAGATTTCGGGGCCTTGGCATCAAGGGCTGATTGCAACCCCGTGATATCCGAGACCGCATGGCCATGGCTGGCAGCGGCAAAACTCGCGCTGCTCGACAAAGCCGCAGAGCCAAGACCGAGGCTTGTGCGCTGCGCAGCCGCATCTGCCGCACTCAGTAACGCCCGACCCGCGGCGGTGCTATCCGCAATATCAGCCGCCACATGGCCATGACCGCTGGCGGATTTTCCATCGAGTGCCGCTTGCAGACCAGTCACATCCGTGATCGCATGGCCATGGCTTGCACTGGCCTTGGCCGCTAAAAGCGCGTCAACTTGGGATTTGCGCATAAGATCAGAACCAGCGCTTGCGTCTTGAGACGCCGCAGGCACGCTGGCAAATGTTTTCTTACCCGCAATCGCCTGTGTGCCCGAGAGGCTCACAAACGCCCCTGCCCCTGCTAGGGCGGCAATCGTGGTGGCTGTGCCGGCCCCATCATCGCCCTTGCCAATATAGAGGGTGTTGTCGACCTCATTATGGGCCAGCTCCCCTGATTTGAGAGAGGATGGGGCACCTGCCGCGCCAGAGACCCGGCGTTTGAGTTGAATGGTATTTGCCATTAGAAAAAGCCTCCATTGATGGCTGCGTCAGTTGGTAAAATGGTGATGCCGTCAGCCCCGGGCGGGCCCTGCGGTCCGGGTGGGCCCACAGCCCCCTCAGGGCCTGGGCGGCCCAAAATCCGCACTGAGAGCGGGGCTTGAGCCCCCTGCACCCGCAAGGAACCGGCCTCTGCGCAGGCAATTCGGATCGGTCCTAAATGCTCGGTAAGCTTTAGCGCGCGCTGCACCTCAGAGCCCCCGCGTCACGGGGCGTACCACCGGGATTTCGAGGGTGAAGCCCAGATAGAGATCGGGCTCTGTATCGCGACGAACAAAATCCATCACCACACTGCCCAAAGGACACAAGCTTGTGTCTTGCGCACTGATCTCAATATCTAGGCGTGTGTCACTCACGCGCGTAAGGCCGCCACCTGCCTCTGTGGAGAGCTGCGCCAAAAGCTGATCGGCCCCCACAGAGGCACGGATCTGCGCCACCAACTCAAGACCTGCGGGAAAGAGCGGCCCCTCCGCCTCCAAGCTGAGGCGATAGGCATAGCCCATGACAATGGCCGGGCCCTCTGAGATCTGAACGGTCATGGCGCCCACCCGCAAATCTCTGCACCCAAACTATTGTGCGTGAGGATCTGGCGCTGCGTGCCGAGACTGAGAACATCGCTCACAGAAGGGCGAATGGGCGTGGCCCAATCACACTCAGCCGCCCGGTTTGTCGCGCATCCAGCGAGAGAGCTTATCAGAGACAGTGTCAGGATGATCGGCCTCCACATCGCGCCGTACCTCCGCTGCCTGTTTGAGAAGTTTGACCCGCGCCTCCGCGGCCTTGAGGCTATAAGCTGCCACAGCTGCAGCACGCCCAAAGCGCCAGGCGACGAAGAGCCCGAGTATAAGGGCTGCGGCATGCGCCAGCGCGCAGGCAACCCGACGAGGAATACAGGTGAGGATTGGCACCACCATCGCTTAGCCCAGGCCTGCCAGGATTTTCTTCACCCGCTCGCGCGCAATCCAAAGGGCCGCAAGGCAAATGAGCCCCGCCATCCCAAGTGCTATGACCTGTGCCATGCCATCCAGCGCGCGCAGCGCCTCAAACCCTGCCGCAAGTGAGGCCAGAATCTGCAGACCAGCCGCCTGCACCGTCGTGCTCTCAGCAGGCGTGCCGCGCCTTTTGGGCAGGGCCTCGGGCGCAATCGCACGCCGCACCGCCACAATGCGCGAGACCGGATAGGCGGAGCGCTTCACCTGATTGGATTGATTGCCGCCCAGGAGATAGACTTTATCGCCCTCCCGGCGGTCCCAAAATCCCACATGGCCCTGCCATGGCTTGCCGCGTGCCAAGACCACAACATCGCCAGGGCGCGCGTCCTCAAGGCGCACAGCGCGTCCCCAGCGCTCATAGCTGCGCGCCAGCAACGAGCCGCTGCCTTGCACACCACAGCGGGCCAGAACCGCCCCCACAAAGGCCGCACACCACGGCACCTCGTCATGAGGTTGTGGGACGCCCGCCTCCCGGTAATAAGACAGCACGCGCGGGTTATCCCCCTCGGCCCATTCCACAACGCCCAAATCCGCCTCTGCGGTTTGATAAATCAGATCTCCCAGATCCATGCCTGACCCCCATAAATGCAAAAAGCCGCCCCCTCGGGACGGCCCATCATGTCTTTTCTTCTCTTACAAACCTGCGCGGTTTGGCTTTCCTAGCCTGCCTGCAAAGCGTGCTTTGCGCACATCGCCTTGGCCTGCTCCACCCAATCATCGACGGCAGCGGCCACCGACGGCCCCACCCCAACGAGGCCTGCAAGCTGGATCTCAACGATGCCGCGCACCTCTTCAGGATCAAACCAGAGGCCATTTTCTTGCAAGACGCGCGCGCGCAGTTCAGCCACCGGGTCACTCGCCCCCTCAAGGGCCCGCAATATATCCTCAATCACTGTCATGGGGTCTCTCACAGACTGGTTTTGGACAGGCAGCACATGGGGCGTTTCTCCCGCTGCCGCAAGGTCAATTTCTCCCATCCACATCTACTTTTTACGACAGAGCCAAGAGACCAAGAGCGCCTCTGCACCTCGCGGGCCGAGATAGGCCAAGGTCGCCACAAACCCGGTTGAGACAGGCTGCGTGAGCCCCATAAAACTGGCCGCCGCCTCCCCAATGAGCGCCATGCCTACAGCCACCGGGATTTCCCACAAAAGCTCACGGCCAAAAAACCGCCGCCGGCCGAGCTTCACCTCGCCCGAGTGATACATGAGCCGCCCCGTAAAGGCTCCAAACAATGTCGCCAGAGCCCCGCCGAAGATGCGATCGATCATTTCGATAAAGCTAGGGTCTTGCATATTTAGCCTCTCTGGAAATGGCCCGCATACCCTTGATGGCTTGACATGAGAAGAATATGCACCATTTTAGGTGCAATATTTAGATCCATCCCAAGCCCCTTTATAGGACCAATGCGATGCAACGTGTTGAAGCCAATGTCGCCGTCAGCGTGTCTGACCTAAAAAAAAGCCCCACCAGCGTGCTAGAGCAAGCCAACGGGGAACCTATTGCTGTACTCAACCACAACCGCGTCATGGCTTATATGGTGCCCGCTGAACAATATGAGGCAATGATGGAGCGCCTCGACGACCTCGCCTTGATTGATCTCGTGAACGCGCGCTCCAACGAGACCCCGGTCAAGGTCGATCTGGATGACCTATGATCTCCAGTTTCTACCAAGCGCACTCAAGGAATGGCGCAAACTTGGCGCCCCTTTACAGCAGCAGTTCAAAAAGAAGCTCGCAGAACGCCTAACACACCCTCATGTACCAGCCGATCGCCTATATGGGTTGGATCAGCATTATAAGATCAAACTGCGCAGCTCTGGGTATCGCCTCGTCTACTCTGTTGAGGACACCACCGTTACCGTGACAGTTATCGCTGTCGGCAAGCGAGAACGCGGCCAGGTTTACAAAAACGCCCAAAAGCGCCACTCTTCTCAATAACTGCCACCATCGAGAAGTTCCTCCCAGGCCTCGTCGCTGGGGTTTCTGAGGCGCAACACGGCCGGCACGACGCTGGTATCAAACCAGAGCATTCCCGCACGCGTGTCGCTTGGCGCACTGGGGCCTGCGTTCGTGGAGTGCAGCGCGGCCAAGATCTCATTCATCCGCTGGCGCACTGCAAGCCCGGCGTCATTGGTAATCACATAGCTGTTTGTTTGTGCCATGATGTGGCCTCCAGTCTATTGAGGTCAGTCTTGGCAAGGGATCTCTTAAGGCCCAGTCGTAAGGCCTCAATCCCTGACCCAGTTTGATCGTAGGCCTTTAGGCCACCTCATCTGCATAGAGGCGCAGGCGTGAGACAACCGGCGTATAGGCCGCATCCTCGGTGCGCAGCCATGCCCGCGCTTCAATCGCGCGCGCTTCCACCTCATGGTTGTCAATCCGCCCCCAAGCTGACCACGTGGCCGGCCCTGCGGGATCGTCATCGCTCTCACGAACCTCGAGCACAACGTCGGTTTGCGCCCCATCTGTGCCGTCAAAATCAGCCCAGCTGTCGATGGGATCTAAGCGCGCATCAATGCGATCGAGAAGTGCGAGGACCGCAACGCCAATGTCACTGCGCAACCGCACGCGTCGCACTGCGCCAAAATCAAGCCGTGCTGCGAAGCTATAAAGCCCCTCACGCTGTGGCACATGCAGCACCCCATTCTCATCAAAGCTGCTTGCCAATTGCAGCCCCCCAGGCCCCACCACCAAATGGGTTCGCTCGCCCTCAAACTCCGGATCGGCCTGCAGAGCATCCAGAGCTGTGAATGTCAGCGCCTGCGCGCCTTTGGTTGAGACAGTCGTCACAGGCCCCAAGCGGCCGCCGCTGTCTTCGGCGCGCAGTAAATAGGTGCCGGGTTTTAGCGGCACCACCGCAATCGCCTCCGCACCGGCCACCCGGTCCATCGAATAGCTATTGGCCCAGGTCGCGGGAATATCAGCACTATGTCGAATGACGATATTGCCTGCCACCCGGACATCTGGATCCGCGGCCCGGATCCATTTGAGGATCGCAAGCCCTCCGGCTGCTTGCAACGTCACCCCCTCAAGCGCCACCGGTGGCGCTGTGAGACCGAGGATTTCTGCCTCGCGGGACCGCCAATCTGAGGACACACCCAGTGCTGAGATCGCCTTAACCCGCACCTCCCATGTCCCAGGGCTTGCATCGCGGATCTCCAAGACCCGTCCCTCCTGGCGGCCATAGTCCACCCATTCCCCACCATCGCGGCGGGCTTCAATCTGATAAAGCGCCACAAAAGCGGAGGGCGCCGCCTCCCAACTCACGCGCACCAGAACCTTTGCACCCCCACCATCGCGTGTGATGTAAAGGCTCTCCGAGATCTCTGGTCGCCCCGGTGCGGGAAGATCAAAGGCCGAGGGCAACGCCGTGCGCGGTGCGGCACGATAGATCTGTTCCTCAGAGGCCGACCAGTCATAGATGAGCGGCGATGTCTCGCGCAGGACCAATTCTGGCAAAAGCAGCGCCCCATCCCCGGAGGCACTCAGATCGAGGCTCAGCCCATGCACTTCAAAAGGTTTTGCCGCAAAGCCCCAGCGCGCGTAGCTGAGCTCGACCACATCCCCCACAGTGGCCGCCCAAGCTGAGAGCTTGCCCGACATGCGCACCGTCATTTGGCGCCGCGCGCGCTCCAACTCAATCTTGGCCAAGCGCTGCGCCATAGCCGCCGAGATCGTAAAGGGCAGCGAGATATCACGCCATTTCTGCTCCCCGCCATCTTCGCTGAGATAAACACTCGACGCATAGGCCGGGAAGTCATCGGGCTGCCAGTCATTCTCGGGGCTGACAAACTGCCCCCGCACGCCGTTGAAGTTCGACGACATCGTCACACGCGTGGCCAGGGTCAGCCCACCCTCGCGCACGTGATCCGGCCCTAGCGCGATTTCTGGCAGGCGCCAGGCCCCGGCATAGATGCGCCAAAGGCCACCGGTTGGGGCGCAGCGGCCTGCAAACGCAGATAGCATGGCCTCAATGATGGTTTTGGGGGTCTCAGACAGCGTGATCACCCCATTGCAGGCATAGCGTGGCTCGCTGCCACCGCTGGCCAGGGCAACAGGCTCATCGCAAATATTGGCCGCCTCAATGAGCGACATTTCATCAATCCCATCCTCCGCCCCAATTGCAGCCCCAATGCCCCAGACAGGGTTAGACATATAATCAGCCAGGCACAGCGCAGGGTTTTCTGAGTAGACATGCGCCCCAATTCTTGGGTCCCAAATGTCATCCTTACCCTCGATATCGGCCGAGATGTTCGGGATGCCGCCAGGAAAGGCCCCTTGATCATAGGTGAGGCGCAGATAGATGGCCGCGCAGCCCTGCAGGCGGTGATTGGCCGTCCATTTATCTGATGCGGTCTCCATCAGCCCTGCAAAGGCTGTTTGGTCTGCGGCGCCTAGGCGCTTTTCGACATGCGCCTTTCCCGCCCATCGGCCTATGCCGACCCCATTGGCATCAATCGCCTTCTCGCCTTCAAAGTAAATCGCCCCAATCGATTTAACTCTATGCGTCGCGAGCACGATCACCAGATCGAGATATTGGTTCTCAGAACCTGAGGAGTGCAAAAAGACAATCACCCCGCCCTTTCTTGTGCGCCCATAGACCAAATCACGCGGGACCACCGGCTCTCGGATTGTCACCGTACGCGGCTGCAGCGTTCTGCGAGGCTTGGGCATCAAAGCCTGCGTGGCATAGGACAGAAGCAGTGAGCCCCCAATCCGAAGCAAGGCTGCCCCAATGCCACCCGCGGCCAATACGCCACTGATCGCCCCCGCAATTGCGGTGACTGCTGTCACGATAAACGGCATAAGAGAGATCCTGCTCTTAAACTGGCCAGGCAACCCGGCAGGAAGTCAGAGGGACGCTGACAAGCCCCTCAGGCGCCATGCCCACGGCCTTGGCGCCCATGCAGATGCCAAACCCAAGGCCTGTATCAGCCAGAACGATGTCACCTCGCGCAGCAAAAAGAACAGCTGGGCGGGGCTCACCCAAAAGCGCATGTCCCATCTCCTCAAGTGAGGACCAGCCCAGTCGGCGCATGACCCGCGCGCCGCCAAGCGCCGTTGTGTAGCGGCCCCGCCAAAGGGCTGCCACATCCTCACCACCCGTCAGCATCATCCGCGTCTCAAAGGCAAATGTCGGACAGTCATGCAGCCCCCAGACAAACGGCTTAGCACCCGCAGTCGTAATGGCCGCAGTAAGCAGACGTTCCCAATGGTCAAGTTTCACCGCATAGTCCTTGCAAATTTATTGGAACATCGTGTTCAGAAAGGTTGGCAGAATGCTTCGTGTCATCGGACAGTTATGGATGACCCTCATGGCGCTCGTCACGGTTGCGTCTTTAGCCCTCAACGTTGGGATTTTGGCTGTCGGCAGCATTGCCACAAAAGCCAGCGTCGTTTTCGAAGCGGTAACGGGGACCTCATCCACTGTGTCAGAGCTACACAGCCAAATAAAATCCAAAGACGCGCGGATTGCATCACTATCCAACGAAGTCGCGGCACTCAAACAGCCCAAAGTGACCTATCGCGGCAAGCCACATCTTATCAAAGATGCAGTCTCTGACACTGCGGAGCGTGTCTCAAAACGCAGTGCGATTGCAGCATCGCGCAACGCCACCTCGATTGTTGCAGAATCGATCCCTTATCTTGGCATCGCTGCTATTCTTGGTGTCACTGCATGGGACATCAACGACAGCTGTGAGACGATGAAGGACCTGCATGAATTGGATCTCGCCTTTAACCCAGACAAGAATCTTGACCCCGAGGCGACAGAGGTTTGTGGAATAGAACTGCCGAAGAAAGACGACATCTGGACAGCGGTCAAATCAAACGCGACTGAAGCTTGGAACGAAGCTAGCACCTACGTACCTGATCTCCCGAGCTTCCAGTGGCCATCCATGCAAAAATTCATGTTTTGGCGATAACCTACCCCCGCCCCCATGTGATTTCGCGATCTTGGATTGTGGTTACGTATTCAAACCCGAGATCGCCCGGGTAAAGCGCCTGTTGGCTTTCATGGGTATAGCGCCAAGTCCGCGCCACGGTCAGATCAATCAGACGGCTCTCGTAGCTGATGGTAATTGTGCAGGTATCCGCATCATCCTTGATTTCCGGAACATCAAGCCGGCCTGAGAAGGCCTGAACAGGATCTGCGATGATACCTCCATCTTCTGCCAAAAGCCCAAGCCAGATCCGTCCGGGCAAGCCCTGCCGTGCCTCCTCAATCGCCATCTGCACCAAATCGAGCGGCACCCCCGAGAGCGACACGGCCGTGCCACCCGCCACGACCTCACCGCTTTCATCGATGGAGCCAAGACCCAAAAGTGCTCCCGCCCCGGACCAGGTCTCGCCATTCCAGCTGGCCTCTCCCAGCCCGGACCACAGACGCACCCAACCGCTGGCAAATTCCCCTTCAAAAAAAATAACTGGGCGCAGATGCTGATCTGCGAGCGCTTCAGCAAAAGCGGCTGTGATATCGCGTGTCATTAAAGCGCCTCCCGGGCTGATAGTGTAAACCGATGTTTATCCACACGGCCAACTGCCGTGGGAACCGGCGCCTTGAGGCGTAGCAGCACTAATGGTCTTTCCAGCCCCAAGGGGGTCCCCTGAGGCAGCGCATTGCGCAAAGGGGGCACAAAGCTGAGCGTGGCCTCGCCCAAAACTGGCACAGCATCCTCGATCACTTGATAAAGTCGGGTCGTGCTATCCGCACCAAGCTGGAAAAAATCACCCGCGCGCAAGCCTTGGTCCCAGCCGGATGTGCGCAACAGCGACGCTCCTGGCAATTGCGTCTCAGCGGCATAGGGCGTGCCAGCTGTCAGCGGGATATCGATCGTGGGATCGGGAAAGAGGAACCGACCGCGCACACCTCCAAGCGCGGTGAAGAAGGCTGAGAGCCTACGGGCCTGCACCCCTTGGGTCACAGCCATCTCGATTTCATAATCCCACCAAGACGCCCCCCAGTCCTGGATTTGCGACGAGCCTGTAAAAGGCGAACGCGCCTCAGCCACAGACGTGACCAAGCGCCGCTCGAGTGAGGAAACAAGCGTCAACGGCATAACAGGAATAGCCATGTTTTTAGATCACCTGTCCTCGGCGCCGCCCATCGGCCACGCTTTCCTTGGCGATCCGGGCGATTTCCGGAATGGCCGCCCGAAGGCGCGCGTCGATCTGATCGGCCACACCCATCTGCGCCCCGCGCGCGTCGATGTTCACGGTGACGCCCGCGCCAGTGCTGCCGCCTCGACCATAGTCGGCGGCCTCGCGCCGGTTAAGCACCCGCTCTCCCCGCTGCAGGATCGTCGGAACTTCGTCAGGGCGCAGACCAGCCCAACCGCCGGAATGCATCCGGGGAGCACCAGCGAAGGCCATTGCCGGCACCGAGCGGCTATGTCCGGACAGTCCGACAATGCCACCCGCATGCGAAACAGCCGCCGCGACGGACCCGCCGCCAAAGATGCCTGAGAGCGCCGAGGCGATGGGCCCCAGCACCGCACGCTTGAACGACAGGACAGCCAAGTCCGCCAGGATCGAGCGTACGAGGCTTTTGAAGTCGAACTTGCCGGTCTCGACGAAGCTTCGGAAGGCGCTTTCCGCGCCACTGAAAGCGCCGGTCAGGGTTTCGCCGAGGCCTTTGCCCCAATTCAGCGCATCCGTGGCATAGGCTTGAAGAGATTCCGACACTGCACGCCAACCGGTGGCGATCCGATCCCCGGCGCTCCCCGCAGCCCCTCCTGCGCGCCCCATGGCATCCGACAGCCGATCTGCAGAGACCGTGGCCTCATCCAGCGCCGCTGCACCTTCTTCGCCGGTGCCCGCAACGGCGTCACGCAGCGCTCCCCAGGAGGTGAGCGGGGCTATCGCGCCATTCGCAAGATCCGTTGCGGCACGCCGGTAAATATTGGCCGTTTCCAGTGCATCCGCCGCAATGCCATCAAGCCCAAGGTCGGGGGCCGTGAGCGGATTATCTTCGAATGTGCGCCGAAATGCCTCTGCTGCAGCCGTTCCGGCATCTGTGGAGGCCCCTGCGAAGGGGTTCGCGATATCGCCGAGACTGATTTCTCCGATCTGACCAAAGGTGGTCTCGATGCCGACGGCTGCGAGCGCATCGCGGATGTTTCCTGTAAAGGCGTCGATCCTGCGGATTGCGCCGTTCAGCATGGCCTCAACGCCATCAAGCATGCGGTTGGCTGCCGAGAAGACCAGATCGCCAATCACATCCGGCAATCGTGACCAAATCTCGCGCACGGCCAAAAGCGCGCCCTCAAACGTGTTGGCGGTGGTGTTGCCGAAGCTAACGACGCTCTCGATGGCGCCGGCCATGCCTGAAGCGGCATCAGCCTTCAGATCGTAGAACATGGCGGTGGCCGCAGCCCCAGCGCTTGATGCCCCCATCTTGATCCGGCCCCAGACCTCGACCGCGACGTCTTTCAAGAGGCCCATGGCCTCGCCGAAGCCGCCTGCGCCGGAGGCTAGCCGGGTGAACCAATAGACCAGCTCGCCTGCGCCAACGATCAACGCGCCAATGCCGGTGCGGATCAAGGCGCCCTTCAGCACAACGAGCGTAGTGGCGAGGCCTCGGACAGAGAGCGCCGCGGCGACCATCGCCGCGACCCAGCGTCCGGCGAGGAAGGTGGCGAAGGTCCCTGCATAGATCGCCAGCCGGTCAAGGTTGGCCAGTACCGCATCGAACGCCCGACTGATCGGGCTGGTGCTGGACGCAAGGGCGACAAACGTATTGGCCACCGCCTCCAGAAAAGGGGCCAGCGCGACTGCGATTCGATTGCGCACGCCCGTGAACACCTGGCAGATGCTGACCAGCGCGAGTTCCGACCGGCGCATGGCGGCGATGGCATCTGCATCGAGTACCGCCCCAAGCGCCTGCGCCTGCGCCCCGAGCCGGGTCATCTCTGCCCCGCCGTTTTGCAGCAGCGGAATGAGCCGTGTGGCATCCGAGGCCATCGCCTCGAGGTAGAAGGTCATCTCCTGTTGGCTGACGCCTGCGCGCTCGAGGCTGTCGACATAGAGTTGCAGCGCTTCCGGCCCCGAAAGCCGCGCAAACTGGTCTGCCGTCACGCCCACGCGCGGTGCGATGTTCTCAAAAAAATCCGCCATGGGGCCGCCGCCGGTCTGCAGGAAATCCCCCACGCGGTCATTCACGTCCTTCAGAATATCCGCGAGCTTTTCCTGTTCGATCCCCACCGTGGCCGAGGCCGCCGACCAACGCTGGAACAGCGCCGGATTGGCATTTGCCACCTGGGAGAGTTGGCTGATCTCGTTGGCGGCCGCAACGGTCGAGCGGGTCATCGATACGACGGCAGCAGCAAGCGCCGTGGCCGCAGCGGTCGCGGCGATCCGAGCACGGCGCGCGAAGGCCGCCATGCGGGTGTTGGCGAGTTCCATCTCACGACTGAGACGGCCGAAGCCTCGCGATCCGGCTTCGCCGACACCCTCCAACTCGGCACGCACCCGCCGCCCGCCGGTCGCGGAGAGGCGGACGCTGACACGTTTCTCTGCCATCACAATATTTCCTTGGTGGGTCAGACTTCGTTCCAAACGGAAACGAGGTCAGGTCAGGCCTGGTTCGGCCTGCAGGGTTTCGTTGGTTTTGCGCACCATCACCGCCTCAATCGGCGGCAGCAGTTCCGCGAGGATTAGGGGCGAGAGCCCGAGGGCTGTGCCGAGTTGCAGGGCCGCGCCCATATCCCAGCCGAGGACAGCGCCGCCGCTCATGCCGCCGGCGATCCGGACCTGTCCGCCCAAGCGCTGGACTAGATCCCAGACTTGCCAGCCCTCAAGGGTCAGCGGTTTATGCAAACTGCGCGGGCAGTCCGCACATGCAGAGGAACATGCCGCGCAATAGTCTCCGCCCCCGCCGAATTCCCACTCGGCGAGAGCGGTTAGGCGTTTTTTTCGGCATCCAGAATAAGCGCGCCTGCGATGTAGCGGGTTTGGAAAGCTTCGAAGATTGGCCAGAGTTCTAGCAGGGCGTCGATGCCCTCAGGCGAGAGAGGCAGTGGCTTGCCGTCTTCATCACCCACGCCTTCCCAGTCTCTCACGACGATGCGCGCTACAGCCTTGGCGACGATGCGCGCGAGATCGTCGTTGGATGTGCCAGTTTCGGCATCACTGGCGGCTGCGACGATCGTTGGATCGCTCCGCGCGGCGAGCATGATGGCGGTGGTTAGCGGCTCCACCAGCAGGCGAACGCCGTGGCCAAGATCAATCCAACGGGGCTCAATAGAGAGGTTCAAGCGCAGCATGGTCAGTACACCTCGCGGTCGTTGGTCAGGGTGACGGTGCACATCCGGCCCACCTCTGGGTCGCTCGCCGCCTGCCAGTCGAAGGTTGCCTGCACACCTTGCGGGCCGGAAATCTCGATCCGGGGCCGCGGCAGATAAACCGCATGGGCTGTCAGCGTCAGGCTCTCACCGGTGGGCAGGGTATAGGAGAACTCCAACTCGCAGGCCTCGCCGTTGATCGCCTGTTGCACCAGCGTCTGATCGGCGAAGCGGACAACAACATTGCCGGTCAGCGCCGCAATGGACGGGTCTGCGCCGTCGATCTTTCCATCCGCTCGGATCGTCTCGATGCGGTCGAGGTTGTTGGCATAGGTCAGATCAGCGGAGACAACATTGCCAATGTTCGCGCCATTTCGCGTGATCGCTCCGTTGAAATGCCCAAAGCGCTTCAGCGCGATGTTAGCCGGTGTACCTACCGCGCTTGTCGTGGCGATGGCCTCGCCCTGTGCCACGATGCTGGCCGTTGCCGTCAGCAGCCCAGAGCGCGCCATCTGCCAGTTGAGGCTGTCCACCATGCAGCCGGAATACATCGCATAGCGCGGCACCTCGGGCATGCCGGTCTCGACCGAGAACGACGGCAGTGCCCAGTTTCCGGAGCGGAATTCGTGGGTGTAAGGCCCAGCCCCGGTGGTTGTCGGAGTGCCAAAAGCGCCCTTCAGCCAGAAGCCGAAGGCCTCAGCATCAAGCGGCATCACCACATCGCCATCTGCTGTCACCGCGTCCTTGATCGGGGCCTGCGGATCGCGGCCGTAACCCAGCAGTTCCGAGGTCTGCAGCGGTTGCTCTGCTCCCAGCGTTGTGCTGGCAAAGGGCATCTTGGTGTAGCCGCTCACAGGCGGCGTGCCGTAACTTGTCTCAAACGCAAGCGCCATCTGCGCCCGCGCCCCTTGGGCTCGTGCCATGTTGCAACTCCTGGAATGTTGGGATCAGCTAAGTGGATCAGGCGTGGAATAATGCAGGACGACCGGGATCACGGCTGCTTTCAGGCTGGCCGCGCCCTCGACAGGCAGATCTACAGGCTGCGGCGCTTCCGCCTCGACCCAGTCGCAGAGCCCGCCGAGCGTACGATCGGCGGCGAGCACCGTGCCAATGCTGGCGCAGAGCGTGTCGAAGGCGGCGTCACGATCGGAGCCCTGAACGATGGCTTCAATCTCGGCGCGGTGCTGGTAGTGGTAGGCGAGCGGCGAGAGCGTGACTTCGGGCTCGCCCGGTTCGCCATCACGCAGGATCAAAAGGCCGTCTGCCAGGACGCGCTCGGGCAGCACGTCACCGCGCAGTGCGGTGGCGACCAGCGCCGAGAGCCGCGCTAGCAGCGCGGCGAGGATGGTTTCGCGTGGCGTGGGCATCGGTTCTACTATGTTGCTAATGCAGAAAAGGACCGCTTCGAGCCCATTTCACAACATTCTGCGCGATGTGCGAATTAGTTCCAAGTTTCCTAAGCAGACGTTGACATTCGCGAGGACTGCTCAATGCGAACCTTCATCGACTGTGTTGCGGTTTTCGCGTTGCGGATCTAACGGTGCGGCTTAGTCCATTTTGAAATCCCTCACATGGTCGGGCAACGCAACACGTTCGAGGTTGCGTGGGTCAGGAATCGGAGGGCCAACCTCCGTCCGCACCGGTATGACTCCGGCCCAGATCGGCAGCGCATAATCCTCCTCGTCGTCGACTGGACCGCCGGTCCGGACTTTGGCGCTCCCTTCAGTAATCTCCAAGCCCAGCACCGTCGTCGCCTTCAAGTCTTGTGCGTGATCCGGCCGCAGCGTTTCGTAGCGGCCGGGAAACAGCCCATCCACGAAACGCTCTAGTTTTGCCAGCTTTGCCTCTGGATCCTCGACTTTGAAGGCTTTCCCGAACAACATCACCGACCGCGAGTTCACCGAATGATGCATGCCCGATCGTGCCAATACGAACCCGTCAAGGATCGCAACAGTCAAACAGACCTCAGCGTCTTTCGAGTTCCGCAACGCCCGACTGGCAGAGGAGCCATGCCAGTACACGTGATTGCCCTCACGCCATTGGAGCGTTGGCGTCACATAGGGCTTTTCGTCGATGATGTATCCCACGCTGCACATTGGCTGCGCATCCAATATAGCATTGATGGTCTCTCTGTCGAAATGGGCGCGCTCATGGAGACGGCGCAGCCGGGAACGCTCGGTGACGGGAATGCTGTCGGTCATGGCCTAAGTCCTCTGAATTCTCTTGCGACAAACCGGATAGCCAAATATTGGTTATACATACATGGCCAATATCCAAGAAAAATATCAGTCCAATTTAGACGAGGTGTTGTTCGCCCTATCGCTGGACCGGCACTTGACGAAGCCCCTACATGTGCAATTGGCCGATGCTTTGCGCCAGGAAATTTTGTCCGGCAGGGCGGCGTCTGGCGCACGCCTTCCGGCCAGCCGAAATCTGGCCGAGGAACTCTCGGTCTCTAGGATGACTATCACCTCTGCATACGATCAACTGCTTGGCGAAGGTTACCTGCTCACCCGTAAGGGAGCCGGAACATTTGTTGCAGATCACCTCCCTCATCTCTCGCCTCCAACTCCGCGAAGGCCGCGCCTGCCAGATCGCCCCCGGCAGTGGCTTCCTTTTCAACCGGGCCTTCCCGATCCGACTCTCTTTCCTCATCACCAATGGGCACGGTGCCTTGAGCGGGCTTGGCGCACACCCGATGCCGGATTGTTGGCACGGCCCGACCCGTTCGGTTGGCACCCTCTACGCGCGGCGATTAGCGACCATCTTTCCGTCTGGCGAGGGTTGGACTGCGTGCCTGAGCAAGTGATCATCACCGGCGGTGCCTGGGATGCGTTCGATATAATCTGCCATGTGGCGCTCGAATCCGATCAGAGAGTCGCAATCGAAGACCCCGGATGGTCACCGCTGCGACACGCCCTCGAACGATCTGGCATTGGATCAATCCCAGTGCGGATCGACAAGGATGGACTTGATACCGAGCGGATTCCGGAGAACGTATCGGCAGCGATTGTCACGCCATCGCGCCACTACCCCACGGGAACCTCAATGCCATTTGCTCGCCGATTAGCTCTGCTGGATTGGGCAAGGCAGAATCGAACTCTGATCATCGAAGACGATTATGACAGCGAATTCCGCTATCAGGGTCAACCACTGCCTTCTCTATCTGGGCTCGATGGCTTACAAAACACTGTCTATCTTGGCAGCTTTTCGAAACTGCTGAAACCGGCTTTACGCCTTGGCTACATGGTCGTACCTGAGATCCTAATCCCGCCCGCACAGGACTACTTGTCTCTCACTGGATCGCGTGCTTCGCTGACACCACAACCGGCTTTGGCCGATTTTATGGACAGTGGCGAATTCGCCACCCACTTGCGCCGCATGCGTAGAACCTATGCCAAACGGCAGGCTCGACTGATTGCCGATCTCGCTGATGTCGCGGAGTTCATCGAAGTGACGCCTGATGCTTCTGGTATGCATCTGTGCTGCCCATTGCGCCCGGTACTGAGTGCCAGGACAACGGATTGCAGGATCTCTGCCTTGGGTCGTGGACAGGGGCTTTACTTACGTGCTTTGTCATCGCATTCTACTCTGCCCAACCCGCAGCAGGGCCTGCTGCTTGGTTATACGGCCTTCGCCGAAGCAACACTGACAGAGGCCGCCAAACAACTTACAAGAATGCTGACCTTGCTTCTAAAAACATGAGGACAGCTCCGTCCTGTGACATGCCCAAATGATCGCGAAGCGAAGTTACCTGCATTTGGAGCGTGTTCAGCGAATTGGTGCTTTGTCCGCAGACCCGCCATCACAACTTCCCCTCAACCCAGTTCGAGACGATCAGCCCCGGAACCGCTGCCTGCGCGCGCGCAGCATCCCTTGCCAGATCCAACCGTTTTGCGAGCTTCACCTGTGGCACCAGCAGAAAGATCGGCACCGTCGCCTTGCCGCGCCCGGTCTTGGAGCGCGACGCAACGCCAAGTCCACGGCTATTCAACCGCCCGTCGGCCACTAAAAGGCTTGGGCCGCGTCGACGATAGACAAACCGCAGCCGCAGCCCCCGCCGCCTCTCCCATTCCCCTGGCGTGATGCGCCCGCCTTTCCGGCCTTTGCCAGCGGCCGCCGTCGGGATGACGAGCCAAAACCCATCTTTCGAGCGAATAAGTGGCCCCGTATCATGTGCCCCGATGATTGCTGGAGCCTTGGACCATACCAACGCTGCAGCGTTCAAACTGTCACCAGCCTTGGGATAGGTCTGGCTGCGGATCGAATTCGCCAAGCGTCGACCAAGCCCCGCTTGGGCGATCTGCCCCCGCCAGGCGGTTTTTAGCTTCGTGCCAGCTTCCCGCATCGCCGCACTGAAGGCCTTTTCGCCGGCCTTGATCTCGACCGCCATCACAGCAACCAGATCAGGTGTGATACTGAGGCCAAGTTTCATGCGGGGGTCAGCTCAAGCGTCCAAATGAGCCGCTCACGGTCACGCCGCGGCTCGCCCTGGATGAGGAAGGTTTCATCCCCGATTAGGATCTGTTCCTGCGGCCGAGGATCTGGAATATCCGCCACCCGAACATCAATCCGGGTGGTGTCTGACATGAGCCGCGCTGATCCGAACTCGGTGATCTCGTCCGGGCGGCGAAGGACGCCCCGAGCGCGGGTGAACTGCCCCTCGCTGTCTCGATGCCATATCTCGACCGAGAGGTTGGCATCAAAAAACAAAACCTCAAGGGCGTCAGCAAAGGCACTCATCAGGTCCGCTTGGCAGTGCGGAGCACCTGTGGGCGTGTGCAGATGGGCAGCGGGTTGCTTTCAATCTCAAGCCGCACCCACTCATCGCGCTCACGGTCAGGGATCATGCGCGCATAGAGCGGAAGTCCTAACGTATTGACGGTTTCAAACGTGTCTGCCGGTGCAAAGTAGATCTCAAAAAGCCCCTCGATCCCTTGCGGGTAGAAGAAGGCCTTGTCGGTTGGAACACCAATATTGGAATTACCCCCATAGCGGCGGAAGGTGATGCCGCCAAAGTTCACCTCGTCCACCACCCTACCCCGTAACTCGCTGGCGGCAGCCGTGTTGAGATAGGTTTCGCGGATCTCCTTATGCGCCACCAAATCCGCGAAGAAGGCAGAGCCACATTCTGCGCGTAGGTTCACAGGGCCCATTACAAGGCCGCCCAAGCTTTCCTCAACGCTTTCAATCAGCGCCTGGCATTTCTTGCGTAAAACGCCAGGGCCTGGCGATGCGTTATCGAGGTCAAAATCCACCTGTGCCGCCGGCGTGATCCCAAACTCATTGGCAAAGTTGATGACAACGCCACCATCGCGCGGGTCTTTCACCACGCCTTGAATGGCGTTGAGCAGGTGGTATTCAAACGTCGCCTCAGCATCAGCGCGCAACCGGCGCATCCGTCGCGCGACCTCTACCTGCGCCTGCTGCGTCACGCTTTCGGAACCAAACTCACGGATGCCCTGGATCTCAGAGGCCCAAAGCACATCCTGCTTTTTGAACTGCCGGCACACAAAAGCCCGAACTTGTCGGCTTTCAGGCTGCTGCTGGTCATAATTCGACCCACGCTCGGAGAACGGGATCAGAGATAACGTCCCGTCCCGGCTCTCAATGACGACTGTGCGCGTTCTCACACCGCGTTCACCAAAAAGACCAGAGCCAGAAAGAGTGGCCGGCTTGAAGGGGATGTTTTCCAGAGCCCGCGTGAGTTCAATAACGGAGAAGGCGTCGCCTTCAAAAATATCCATAGTTGCCATGTGTAGAATTCCTTTTGTCAGGGGCTCAGCGCAGGATGACGCCAAGCGCACCCAATGCCGTGGTGGCGGCGGTGATCTGGGCCTCGCTCGCTCCCTCGGGCCAGATGATCTCATGCCGGTTTACAAGTGCGGGGCCGCGCAAGATGACAACGCCCAGGGCGTCAGCCGCTGAGGCGTCAACGCCAGCCCAGAGAATGCCGGCGGCATTCTGACTACCGTTCGTGGCAGCCGGCGTGAGCTTGGTGAATTTGCCACCCGTAGTGATCTTTCCCAGCACAGTGCCAGGCTCGAGCTTGCCCGCACCCGATGCGATGGTGACCGTCTCCCGCGTGTAATCGCGCAGCACCTCCCAAACGAGAAAGCCACCGGCGTGGTTTGTTTCTATCAATATGCTCATGGCGGCTTATCCTTTTGTTTTAAACGTGCGGGCGATCACATCGCCCCAAGGGTTACTGGCAGCGCTCCTGCCAGGCTGGGCATGAAGCGAGTGTGGCGGCACGCCCTCAGCCTCGGCTTTCGCGGCCAAAAGGCTGCTGCGCACCATGTCCAGGCTCGTGTCCTCTTCCAAAAAGCGGCCAGCCATATGCGGCTGCCCCGCAAGGCGGCAGAGATCGATAACCATGCGTGCATGAGCGATGGCCTCGGCGCGAACGCTCACGCTGTCAGTCATTGTGGGCGCAGTGTCAGCCGGTTGTTCGGGGTCAGGCTGCGCGCTGGTGCCTGCATCATCCTCGGTCTGGGGTTCAGCAGTTTCAGGTGCATCTGGCTCGCTTGCAGCTGTCACCAATTCGGGCGGTGCATTGCGGAAACGCGACACATCAAAAGACGCCGCAAGTTTCACAGGCTCGGCCATGCGGTCGATCAGTCCGAGATCCAGCGCATCCTTGGCATCAAGCCAAGTCTCAGCCGCCATTAATGCGGCAATCTCTTCGTCGGCCGCGCCTGATTTTGCGGCATAGCCTTGAATGAGGCTGCCCTTCACCTTGTCGAGCGCATCAGCAGTGGCGCGCATGTCCTCGGCCGTGCCCATGACGAACCCCGAGGGTGTTGGTTTTCATTGAGAACTGACCCGGTAGCCCCATAAATTTTCACTGAGAATTGACCCATGTGAACACATTGCCCTGACGATTCTGATCAGGGAGATATGGAGTGATCGACATGGGATTTTTG